TTTGCTTGGTTCGTGGCATAGGTCGCTACCTCCGTGATATAGCGTTTTGTCTTACGCTGCTGAGGTTTTGGACCTTCGACCTGTGCCTTGGGTTTTACCTCAACAAGGTATGTTTGTGTTTTGCCATTAGTTTCTTTTACCTTCATGTAAAAATCGGGAAAGTATCGATGCCATTTTCCGTCGATGGGTGACTTGTATGGTATGATGTATTCTTCACTGGACCATTCAACGACATTCTCGTTGTGGTCACAATAATACATGAACTTTCTTTCCCAGAGAGATCGATAGATAACGTTGGTTGGATCTCCCTTATATTTTTTCGGATAAGTTGGACGGTATTTACCTTTATATGTTGGCATAAATAAATAGGTCACCCCATAAGGGTATTTATGGCAACGAAGATTGGAGTAAACGAATTTAGGGAAAGGATCCTGAGGGAATCTGGAGGTATTTCTTCATCCAACCTCTATGAATTTCAAGTAGGAGTTGGTGCCACTTCTTACTTGTCGGAATTCTTCAAAAATAATATGAATTTCGCTTTAACTGATGGAGTGTTCAAACTCAATCTTCTCTGTAATGAAATTCAAATTCCTGGTGTAACTTATTCTGCGTTTGATTTAAAGTCTCCCCATAAAGGGATTACTCAAAAGATGGCAATGAGTAAGGTTTATAATGAAATGGACATCAGTTTTTATTGCGATGCTGATTCTATCCCCATTAAATTTTTTAGAGCATGGCAAGATATGGTGATGGGGAATTATGATAATCCTAAGGCAATGTATTCTCCAACCTCTGCAGCATATACTCAAGTTCATCAAGCATATTCCCAAGCATACTATGATGAATATACATATGATATAATTGTCAATAAACTAGAAAAATACGGAACAAAACCCAAGGAATCTTATACTAGTGATATGGGATTTAGACTAGCAAGTGCTTATCCCTACACAGTCTCCTCAGTTCCATATTCTGCTGGACCAGCTCAACTCGTAAAAGTTACTGTAGGAATGTACTACGAATACAGTAGCATGTATTTTAAATAATTTTTAAGTATGCCACTTCCTGATCTTACTACGCCAACATATTCGTTGGTGGTGCCCTCTACAAAAAAGACAATCAAATACAGACCCTTTCTGGTAAAAGAACAGAAAATTCTGATTATCGCTCTAGAATCTCAGGATAATCAGCAAATTGTCGATGCGATTGCAAACATCCTAAAGAACTGTATTCAATCAAGGATCAAGATTGAGGATCTTGCTCTATTTGATATTGAGTATATTTTCTTACAAATTCGTGCGAAGTCAATCAGTGAGGAAATTCCACTGAAGATTGTTTGTCAAGATGATGGAGAAACTGAGGTCAATGTCACTTTCTTAGTAGATGACGTATCTATTAACTATCCAAAAGGACATAAGAATGTGATTAAACTGACGGATGAAATTACATTGGAAATGAAATATCCAAACTTGGATTATTTTGCAAAGGTCACCTTCAGCAATGAGCAGATTGATCCTTATGATCTGGTAGCACAATGTATCCATAGGGTTTACGTTGGACAAGAAGATTCTGGTGCTTTTACATTTAAAGAAGCAAGAGAATGGGTTGAAACTTTAACAAACTCACAGTTTCAAGAAATTAAAAACTTCTTTGACACCATGCCATCGCTTCGTCATGAGTTGAATGTTAGGAACCCTAAGACTAAAGTTGAGAATAAGGTCGTTCTTCAAGGACTTGCTGATTTTTTCGTATAGCCCTTTTCCAAGAAGGTATGATGAATTTTTATCAGACCAACTTTGCTTTAGTCCAGCATCATAAATATAGCTTGACTGACATTGAGAACATGATTCCTTGGGAAAGGGATGTTTACGTGAATTTGCTAGCATCTCATCTCCAGAAGGAAAGAGAGCGAATAGAAGAGGAACGTCGTAGAAGTCGCTAATGGCATCTGTTGAATCACAAGTCTGGGAAAAAGTTGATACAGCAGTGCTCGTTAAATCTTCCGAGCTGTTTGGTAGATCAATGGCGGCTTTCCTTGAAACCGAATTGGATTACATTGGATACCTTAGAGAAAAGAAGTCTTACCTCGCTGCAGAAGTTACGCAGTCTCGTCTTGCTCCCACTGAAGTAAAAAAGAAATCTGTTGATCCTCCTGGGGGTGGCGGTGGCGGATTTGGATTCTTTGACATGTTGAGGGCGAAACCAAGAAGACCTGGGGGAATTAGGAAATCTTGGAGGTCCGAAAGGAGATACCAGAGGTCCATAAGAAATACAAATCAAGCACTTAAAAGTAGAGGATTAACACCTCAGCAAACTCAAGTCTATCGTAATGCGAGAGCAGGTGGAGCAAATGTTCAACAAGCTCTTGCTCAAGCAAAGAATGCGGTTCCTAAAGGATCTACTGTTCCTGGATCTGGTATGCTTGGCAATCTTAAAGGTGCTGTTGGTGGAGCATCTTCATTCTTAGGAAGAGCACTTCTTTTGTATGGTCTGTATGAGCAGACAAAAAAAGTTTTTAACCCAAATGACAATATTCTTACTTCTCTTGGTGATTTAGGTACTAGTACATACAACCTTTTTCAGTCAGATCCCAATAAGAAGAAACTATATGATGTTAGAGGTGAAGGTCAGTCTGCGTTAATAAACGAAGCACAGAATCAAAGAATTCTCAGACAGAGAGAAGAATATGCAAATTCTGAACCTAAATTTGCAACTGGCGTAGTTGCCACTACACCGACCAGAGGTTTGTTTGGTGAAGCTGGTGTGGAGGTTCTTATTCCTTTGCATAAAATTGGTGAAGCAATTGCTGCTGTTTATAGAGAAGGTGGTTCCGTAATGGTTGGTGCCACCCTCGCGTTTTTGTCTGCAGTTCCAGCATCTCCCGCAAATGCTGGAATTATGGCGGAGGCAGCACGGTTGAGGCAAAGATTTGGTGTATCTGGGGATTTCTCCCAAATTAAAGGGATTGGAACCTATAAAGTCAAACCAATAAAATCTACGGAGAGTAGCATCTCAGGGTCAAGGCAGTCAACATCTGCAGACGAATCTCACAGTGGAAATATTTTTGATGCAATTAAGCACTATACTGGATCTTTTACATCATCTCTAATTAATAGTATTCTTGGGGGACCTGCCTATGCCGCTGACATGCCTGGAAATTTACTAGGGACTGGCGTTGTCAATGAGGTAACTGCTGGTGGACTACTTTTACAACCTGGAGAGAGAGATTCTGCTGGAAATGTAGGACATGCAGACGTTGGAGTAACTGACAAGTTTGGGTGGTCAGCTTGGCGCGGCAGAATGCACCGAGGAGTTGACATTGGAACCACAAGTAAAACTGGGTATAAAGTTGCTTTTAAGCAATCGGGTACAGTATCGTTGGTTGGTCAAATTGGAGGATATGGAAATACAGTAATTATTAATACTGGGGCATTTGATTTCTTATTTGGTCACCTTGCAAATTTTGGACCAACTATTAAAGAAGGTGCTGCGTACAATGGGGAAACTATCGGTGAAATTGGTAATACTGGAATGTCAATAGGTGGAGGCGGGCATCACCTGCACTTTGAGAAGAGACCTGCTGGTGGCGGCGGTGGAACTCAGATGGATCCAATTGGATCTATTGGTCTTCTTGAAATTGGTAAATCTGAAAAAGCAGTTCCCAAAAATAATTTAAGACCACCTGCTCCACCACCTGGAAAAACGACAGTAAATAATGCCCCAGTGACGACCACTTCGGGGGGAGGAGGGGCAACACCAGCTACCCAACCAGTTCCAATTCCAGTACCTCAAATTATTAAGCAAATGGTTCCAGTTCCAGTCAAAGAAGCAGTCAAACAGATTCCATTTGTCATGGACATTTTCGGCAAAGGTGGAGGTAAGAGATAATGGCAGACGATAAGTACATAGGTCTTGCTGACGTAACAAAATCCTTACAGGACCTGACCAAGGTTATTGAGCGTCGTAATGTCATGCTTGAAATGATGTTCAAGGATGATTTGCGATCTGATTTTCTCGCTGAAGAAGAATCTCAAACTTCTGAGGATGTTGATGATGAAGAAGATGCTGTAGATTCTGTCAAACCAGGCGGTGTCAGTTTATGGAATTTAATTCCGTTAGCAATGTCTGCTATCACGGGTGGAGGTAGTGAAAATAATTCTGATGATGGATCTACTCCAACTCAAAAATTTGCAAATGGTGGTGTTGTTGGAACAACTCCTATAATTCCAGGTGCAGTACCACAACAAACTCCAAACGCTCCAGGTTCATCTACATCTTTGGAGAAATCTGGTTTTGATGATACATTTTTAAATAACATATCGACTAAACTTGAAGATGACTTTGATCTGGATCCATTACTTAAGAAAGGATTTGGTGATGCATTAGGGTTACCTGCAAGAGCTGCAGCAGCTGCTCTTTTGGACTTGATGTCTAAAATTCCAGCACAAACTCCAGAGCAAAAAGAAATTCTTAGAGAGAATATCCGAGAAATTTCTAGGGCATATCGCTTGAACAAAGCGAGTATTGTTACGAAGATGGAGGAAAATGTAAACGAGCAAAGCATTTTTGACAAAATTGGTAATTTCTTTAGGGGTATTCCCAGCGCATTGGGATTGACTCCACCACCTCCACCCAATCCTACAGTTACTAATTTACCATCATCTCCAACTTCTGCTGGACTTACCCCACAGCATCAAGGACCAGTTATTCCTAGCGCCACTCCACCTCAGGCAACACCTCCATCTACTCCTGCTGCAACTCCTCCTGCAGCTCCAGCAGCAACTCCTCCTGCAGCTCCAGTTGGATCAAAGGGATATGGTAGGGATCCTGGCAATGTTAGTGATGCTGGTCCCCATAAGGCAACAAAGATGCCACTAGAACCATTAGCAGGTGCTGCTACTGGATTTGCTACTGGTGGTATTCCAGGTGCCGTGGCAGGTGGATTTGGATCCATGGTAAATAATATCAAGCAATCATTCTTACAATCTATTGGTATTGATCAGTCAACAGCTTCTGTAATGGGAGCAGGAACTAGTGCTGCTCTCAGTCCATCTTCAGATCCAGGAGCAGCACCAGCGACTAATCTTAGTGAACTTACAGAAAAAACAATAGCAGAGAACAGAGCGTTCCAGCAAGAAAAAGTAGAACTTGC